GCTTGTAATATGCGATTATCCGCTTCTGAGCTTTGGTAGGATTCTTTCCGTGCTTCATTCTTTTTGTCCTCCGTTTCATTTTGGGGTTACACCGCCATGTCCATATATTTAGCTATTGCGGACAAACCCTTGGCGGTCACATTGCCATTATCAAGGGCATTGGAATAGAGATTGACCGCTCCTCTGATAGCCTGCGGACTTTGAGCGATACGCAATAAAAATTCAACAGCCGCTGCGTCCGCTCTGATGTCCGGGAAGAGCATTTCAATATCGCTCTTTTTTATCTGTTTCACGCTGTAAAAACGTGTATTCTTCGTTCGATTGCGTATCTGAGCAAATTCAGCTTTCTGCTTTCCGCCTAGTCTGCTGACTGTAGTCTCATTACCCACAAAGCATACTCCAAGGGTCTGCCCATTTTCGTCAAAACTGTCGCATAGGCTTCTGAGAGTATCTATGGCATTTCTAGTGAGATGCTGAGCTTCGTCAACGATGATTACCATGCCGTCCGACAGCTTTGACGAAATCTCCAACCAGAGCCTGCTTACAGATCCGGAGGACACATTAAGCTTAGAGCCGATAAGCTCCAGCACGGATTTAGATGACTTGATACATGGATTGACTGTTATGTATATGCAGTTTGTACCGTGCTCACGGTAATATTGTCTGCAAGCCTGCGTTTTGCCGATGCCTGCATCACCGCAGGCTATGGCAAGTCCGCCCTGAAGCTGGCAGTTGCGTATGATCTTGTACACATTGGACGATATTGACGTGTCCTTATAGTCTGTGCCGACATAAATCTCGGCGGCTGCCTGCTTGGTCTCAAAGTATTCGATGACCTTTTTCATCTGTTTGTCAACGTCACCGTTGTAAGTGCCGGATTTAATTGCCGAGTATGAGCTGTCGGATATCCCGATCTTTTTGCAGACAGCAGCGGCGGAAAGATTCTCCGTGACCTGCAGCTGTTTAATCTGTTCCAATGCCCACTCCTGTTTTGCTGTGAGCTTTTTCATTAATCAATCACTCCTCCATTTATTTTTGCGCCTTTCGGCATTTGCGTTCATTGTATCAATATCCACGATGATTTCATCGCCGACAGCCTGTGCGAGCTGTGTCGGTTCTTCATCGGCGTGTATCATTATGACATTAGACGGCATAACGATCTTAAAGTTCTGCTTACCATGTGCCGCCTTGAGAGCAGCTGCTTCCATAAGGTCTATCTTATGCTCTGTGCTTAAGCCGTCCGTAATATTCTGAGCCTCGGCTTTGATAAATCTCTGTACTCTTCTCTGCAAAGCCATTGCATCGGAAATTTCTTCCTTGCTTTCTGTGATGTAGTCGATGAGCAGCTTGTCTGCGCATTCCCAAGTCCAGAGATAACGGTCCGACTTGTCGTATACCCTTACACTTCTGAGGTCTGCCGGATCGTATCTTACATATACCTCTTCACCCAGATGGCGGTAAGTGTTTTCATAGTCCATAAACCAGACCTTTTCGCCGGATATTTCAACAAATACACCGTTTCTCTTGATTTTCTGCACTCTTGTAGATCTCATTAACATCAAATTCAATTCAGCTTCAGGAGCTTTTCTGATGCCAACTGCCTTAATGTCCTCATTCCATACATCGATACGGCTCATGCCTTTATACTTGGTTTCAGCTCCGCCGTATTCCTGCATATTGAAATCGCCGTCGATATATGTATCAATATACTCTCTGATCTCAAAATCGCAGGGAAGCTTACCCTCTTTTATCCTGCGCTTAAGGCTCTCGGGACGCTGCATAATAGTTCCGCCGCAGTATCCCTCAAACATACGGGAAAACTGCATTGTTACAGTGCTAAAGGTACGCTCAATTGGCTTTGCTTTAGCATTGCGGACGATTGCGTTATGCATCGTGATTCCAAGCCGCTGGAGTATCGTCGGCGGTTCGATCTCTGGGTTATCGGTTTTTCTGCTTCTGTGACCTTTACCGCCTACGTCATGGGTCAAAAATTCTCGACCGTTATCAAAGTATACAGCTTTGGGGATACCAAACCGCATAATGCCATGTCTTAATGCAATGATCGTTGACTGGGAGTTCGGGCTGTCACATATATTCCAGCCGACCACCACTCCGCTTTTGGCATCCAAAAAGGCTGTAAGGTACAGTCTGTGTATAGTGCCGCTATTCTCGTCGTATGACTGTATATCAAAGGTATGGTTATCTGCGATCCAGACGTCGTTGGCGTGCAAGCTGTCGTACATACGGCTGATATATGGCAGGCACTTATCTTTCATAGCCTTGTCGCCGTCACGCATATATGTAAGCACTGCCTGAGGTATTTCCGATTTTATATGCCGTCGAAACGTATTGTCTGACGGGAAGCTTGCCACCGTTGACGGATAAAATTCTTTTGCACATTCAAGTGTTAGATCATAGCAGCGTGATACTGTAGGTTTGTTTTCTGACAAATAAAAGTAACAAAACTGTTCCCACAGCTCCGGTGGGATACTGCTCTTGCCTTTATTAGCTCCGCCTCTGTTTTCGCAGAGTCCCTGCAGATTATTATCTTTGTAAGCTGCATATTTACGGTAGAGTATATCCACGGATACCTTGATGTCTTTATGCTCCAGCTGGCATTTGCCAACATACAGCTTGTCCACTTCGGTTTTCTTTCCGGGATACTGATTTCGGTAACTTTGCCAGTCTCTTAGTATATCCACCCACATGGCAATTTCTTTTCGTTCAGCTTCGGTAAACTCCTCAAAGGTGGTTTTAACGGCTTTTTTAGACTGTTTTACCGCCTTTTTAATGGGTTCGGGTTCTAAGCCGGCTTCCGCTCTTTTCAGAGCATAGTACTTTGTCTGCAAGTCTTCCGGCAGTGATGGTATGGGGATCATATATTTAGGACGGTTTTTGCCGTTAAATTCAATACTACACGACAACTTACCATCGCTAATACTTTTTTGTACGGCTCTAACTGAAATGCCTTTGAGTTCAGCTACCTGATTCACCGTTAAATATTCCAAATCATCACCTCCGAAAAAAATCTTGACAAAACAAATGTTTTCTGATATACTAATTATCAGAACCGGAACACTCGTTCGATAAGGTAGTCAGAAACTCTTCGGTTTC